AATTAGCAGCAGCCAAAGAAGCAGGAGATCTTGCAGCTGAAGTTGAAGCTAATAAAGAGATTGCTAGACTTGGATACGAAGAAGCAAGACTAAACGAAGCAAAAGCAGCATACGAAAATGCTCAATCAGAGGCTAAAACGGATGAAATACCGAAAGCGCCTCAACCAAAACAAGCTACACCTGATCCAAGAGCGGAAGCATGGGGAGCTAAAAATAGATGGTTTGGTACTGATACAGCTATGACGTACACTGCCTTTGATCTACACAAAAAACTAGTGGATGAAGAGGGTTACGACCCTGCTAGCGACGAATATTATTCGGAAATAGATAAGAGAATAAGACTTGAATTTCCAAATAAATTTGATACAACTGATGGTAAGGTTCAAAATGATACGACCAAACCGACACAGATAGTAGCTTCAGCGAAGCGAAGTGTAAACAAATCAGGTCGCAAAACCGTGAGACTCACACCTTCTCAGGTTGCTATCGCTAAAAAATTAGGAGTGCCATTAGAAGAATATGCGAAACAAATAAAAATCACGAAGGAGGTATAGCATATGGAAAACGATAAAATGAAAACCCCGCGTGCGAGCCAGTCTAGAGCTAAAGATAAAAGACCTACGACTTGGACTCCACCATCATCTTTAGATGCACCACCTGCGCCAGACGGATACAGGCACAGATGGATAAGAACTGAAGTTTTAGGATTTGACGATACTAAAAACATGTCAGGTAAAATGAGATCCGGATGGGAATTAGTGAGAGCTGACGCTTATCCAGATACAACTTATCCAAGTCTGAAAGACGGTAAATACGCAGGAGTGATTGGAGTTGGTGGCCTAGTGCTTGCTAGGATACCGGAAGAGGTTGCCAAATCTCGAGAAGCTTACTTTGCTAAGCAAACTAAGGATCGAGACGATGCAGTTAACAACGACCTTATGAAGGAAGAGCACTCTAGCATGCCGATTAATGCTGAGAGACAAAGTCGTGTAACTTTTGGTGGTACGAAGAAATAATTTCTTTGCGATACCAAGACAAGCGCGATCATAAA